TGAACCTAAAGTAATTGAAGAATTTGCTAATTGTGCATTTGAAACACCACCTGATTTAATTGTAACATCACCACTTGTAACTGTAAAACTGGCCGTGTTAAATGTTGCAACACCGGCATTTGATGAAGTTGCTAATTCAGCAGAAATAGTTAATGAACTTGCACCTACAACTGTGTTAATACCTTCGCCTGCTAAAAATTCTAATTTACCACCTAATGCTGTTGAATTTACTGTTGAAGATTCATCAGAAAATTGTATAAAAGCATTTGCTATATTTGCATTTGTAATTCCTGCTGAACCACTTAAATTTGTATTTGTAAGGCCTGATATTGTGTTACTTGAAGCAGATATTGTTTTATTTGATAATGTGTTCGTAGATGATGCCGTAAGAACTGTGCCATCTAATTGTATATTAATTGTATCACCTTGACTTACTGTAGTTGTAATACCATCATTACTTTTAACTTTTAAAGTACCACCTAATGCGATAGAAATAGCAGAAGAAGAATCATCTCTTATACTAAAACTTGAATTTGTTAAAGAAGAATTGCCAATATTTAATAATGTATTATTTGAACCACTAATTGTTTTATTTGAAAGAGTAACTGAGTTTGATGATAAAACGAGTGCTGTTACACCTGATAATAAATTTAATTCAGTAGGCGTAGCAGTTAATGTAATAGTTGTACCATTACCTAATGCTGTATATAATTCTGAAAAGTTATCATTAATAATTGTTGCACCAGAACGTAAGTTTGTACCTGTTCCGTCATTTGCTGTTGTACCTATATTAATTATTTGTTTGGCCATTGATTAATCTTTCTCTATATTTATAATCATTTTACGGTGTTGTATCATCAAAAGTTATAGGGTTACCACCTGTATCAATTGTTTGGTCAAATGTAACAACAGTATTATCAAATTGATTAAAAGGTGCAATAATAAAAATTTCACAAGGTATTGTTAATTTTGTTTTGATGAATCTACCTAATTCAGTAGAACAAAATAAAAGTGTATTGTCTTGACCATCTAATGACGACCTTGTACCAAAAGTAACGTTTGCACCTAACTCAGCGAGTGAATAATTTGTATCAACTGTTCTACTAAATGTTCTTAATCCTTCTCTATTAATTGTTGCATATCGAGGGCCAGCGTATGCAAAGCCTGTAGCTATATTAACGCCAGCAAATGTTCCTCTTACACGTGATAGATATTGAATATTAATAGGAGCTCTTGTAAGTGTTACATCTCTTGTAGATGAACTAAAAGGAGAAATTGTTGAAGTATTTAAATCAGCGGCCGCACCTATTTCAGGCGTAGCTCTTAAACTTGTGCCATCGTCAATTGTTCCTAATCTTCTACCAAATATTGTAGAGAATAAAGTATTTACAATAGATAAGAATGGATCTTCTAAAACTCCTGAAACAGCACCACTTACAGGTGTTGATATACGAGCATTTAATCTTGTTTGAATATCAACTTGTCCTTCAAAATAAAAACCTGAAGTGTGCATTGTTTTTTTGAAATCATCTCGCCAGTCTGATATTGAACGTCCTACTTTTATAACATAAGAAAAATCTTGGTAATATAAACTATCTTGTATATTCATTGTATTTTCAGAAATAAATCCATCTTCATTTATGAAACGGCCGTCTAAATCTGCAACAGCACCTACTGTTAATGTGGCAGTTGTACTATCTAATTTTTTAATTGTAGCTGAACCAGAAGAACCTGTAACAACACTATTTAAATTTATTGCGCCAGAATTATTTTTTAATATTAATAATCCTCTTGCTGAATTAAAACTTACAACAGTTGCTGTAATGCCTCCTGTTATAGAAACACTTGTGTTTTCCACAAAAGTTCCTGTTACACTTGTTACAATACAGTTTTTGAAAAAATTAAGCACGGGTGGTGTTGGAGCTAATTGATGATTAATTCCTAATTCAACCAAATTTAAATCTAATACTCTACCTATTTCATCACCATATGCTTTTAAAATTGCGTTGACACCACCTGATGTAATTGAAACAGTCGGTAATGATGTGTAACCTAAACCTTCATTATATAAAAATATATCTGTTATATCACCAACGTCCGTGCCTGATTCTTGTACAAATTTATCTCCAAAATAAGTATCGTTTTGTGTTGTAGCTCCCTCTAATAATATGTGATCTTCAGTTGAACTTGCACTATCTTCAGGTGTAAATCCTCCGTTAACAACTGAAATAAATCCTGCTGCACCTGCACCATTTGTGTCTGTATTTGTAAAAACTAAATCATCACCTATAGAATAACCAGCACCAGGATTATCTATAATTATTTCTGTAATGCCACCTGAACCAATAGTTTTAGTTTGAATAATTGCTCCTTCACCGCCGCCAGTAACAGTTACGGTTTCAACAGCAGAATGTAAAGAACCATCATTTGTAATTACTTTTGATGCAGGTATACCTGTAATTGTTGCTTTGATTAAATTATCATCTTCATCACTTGCTGTACCTTGTATTTCTTCACCAACACTAAAAGTTCCATTAATACTGTCTGAATTTAAAACAAATTCCGAAACACTTGAAGTACCTATTAAAAAAATTGTTACACTTTCAACTATTGCTGTAGCATCTGAATTTGAACCTGTTATTGTTCTACCAACTAAATCTGAAGTATTACCAGTGGGATTAATTGTTCTTAAAACTTTATTTGTTGTAAATTTACCATCAGACACTCGTAATATTTGTTCACGTGGATAAAATGTTTGAGATACTTCATTAAATAATAATCTAAAAAACGTTTCGTGTCCTACTTTAGTACCTTTAGTTTGATATAACGATTTAATATTTTTAATTAAATTTCTTTTATTAACACTGGTGTTTAAATTTTCAGGTAATGTAGTTAAAAATTCATTTCTAAATTGAGTTAAAAAATTTGATATTGCTTTATCAGGATCTCTAAAGTTTAATAACTCTTGTATATTATTTACTGGATTAGGTCTATAATTATTAATTATAGCACTTGCATTAGAAGATAATCCTAAAATAGTTTCACCAATTATAAACTTGTCTTGTGCAACAATGAATAATCTATTGTTATCTAAATCTTCTGTAAATACAGTTGAAGTGGCCTTTGATGTCTGGCCTTGTACAATTTCTCCTCTAGTAAATTTACCAAAAGAAGAACTTTCTAAAAGTATTTTATCTCCTTCATCTAAAGGAGTAATATCTGAATCGATACGAGAACCATCTAAGATTAATTTATTATCTTGGCCTGTTTCTGTTTCTAATTGTATACCATCTGTTGTTTGAACAGAAGTTACCGATAATTCGGCAGCCTCCATAAATGAGTAATATGTTTTTAAAAATTGTAAAAATTTAGGATGGTCGTCAAGTACAAAATCAGGTACTTGTGAACCTATAAGACTTGAAAGTTTGTCTTTAAATGTAGCCATATTAATTAATAGCTAGTTGCTGTTGAATAACCTATACCTGCGTCTGCTGAACCTCCTACAAAAGTATCTGGTTCAACTGTAACTGAAGAATTAGCCACATCAATTTCTACTATTTGATCTCTTACTGGAATTATATCATTTGAATTTGGTTTAACTGTTAATTCAATTACAGTAGAAACTGCACCTCTAATATTTTCAACAGTTGTAATATTTAAAGATGTTAATGTAATTTGTCCTGTTGTATAATTAATTGTACCTTGTGTATTGTTTGCGTAAGTCCTTACACCACCTAATAATCTATATCTTCTTACATTACCAACACCATCATCATCTAAGAAAAATATATTTGTAGTATCACCACTGATTTTAAATCCTGTTGATTCTAAAATACCACCATTAACTGCATTATAACCTGATACTGGATTGTATAATGGATTTCTAAAGTAAATATCGTATCGTGTTGAAGAACTTAAAGTAGGTATAAATGTTTTTCTTATTTTAATTGTAGTTATATTTGAAACAATACTTGTATCTGTATCGTCAATTAAACCTATGACTTTAGAATATCTAAAAATACCATCAAATTGTTGTAACGTATCTGTATTATAATTTGTAAGTGTTGTTAATACATTTGATTTTAAAGTATCGGCCGATTTAGTTGTTAATCTTGAGTCATATTTTACTGTGCTTGTAATTAATACTGAAGTTGTTTCAGGATCTACAATTACTGGCCTTACTGAAGCAACGTTATAAGGTTTTAAAGCTGTAATAATACTTTGTTTTGTAGAATTTGTAAGTGTTGAACCACTGGCCGCTTTGATTGCAATTTTAACTGTGCCATACACTGGTGTTTCATCATCTTCACCACCCCAAGCACTTACTGATACAGCATTTGGATAAATTGATCTTACAATTGTTTCGTAATCAGAAGTTGTAACCGCACGATTTTGAGCTGAATAACTTAATGGTGCATTAAAACGAATTGACTCTTTTGATTCAGCAGCAGAACCACCTTGTGATACAGAATTTGTAGTAATTGTTACATCAGAAAAACCACCTATTGTTGTGCCTAAAGAAAATGTAGAAGCACCGTTTGATTCATCTTTATTTGTAACAACATATTCTAATATAACTATATTACCATCTTGTAAAGCTGCACCTAATACACCATCACCAAAATAAACTTCAAATTTACCATCTTCTATCTCTTGTAAAAAATAAACCTTAGAAGTATCAGTTACATTGTTGTAACCACCTGCTAAAGAGTAAATATTTGTTGTAGTATTCGTAGAACTTGTTTGTACAGATACTTTTAATGTTCTTGTATCTGCATTTGCACTTTGAATTATAAATTTTTGGTCAGGATCGTTTACATCAACAGTATACCTAAATGTTGTTAAAGTTCCTTCGTAAATTTCTACATCCGAAAAAAGAAAAACACCGTTTGTTGGTGTAATTGTATAATCTTCATTTGTTACGTATTGATATGATATACCATTTACACTTGTTGTAAAAACTGTGCCTTTATTTAATGTTAAAGTTGAACCTGTAGCGTCATTGACTTCAATATTCAAACTGGCCTCTGGTGATCTTACAGAAGATGGTGTGTAATTTAACATTTTAGCAATTGACACAATATTTTTTCTTATATCAGCACTGTCTAGGTACATTTCATTTGCTAACATATTAGCATTGAAGCCTAGATAGTGAGTATTGTAAGCAAGTATATCTAAAAGTATGGCAAAACCAGAACCCTCAAAATTATAGTCTTGAAATTCTGATTGACTTTGTAAAAATGTTTTTAAATTGGCTTTGACTGCATCAAAATCAAAATCTGATACTTCTAATTTATTACTTGCCATATTATCTTAGTCTTTCTAAAAATGTTTGTACAGTAACCAATTCATTTGAACCAATAACATAAAAATAAATGCTTAAATCATATGAATTTCTATCAATATCAGGTCTTGCTGATACTTGAACCAATTTAATTCTTGGTTCAAAATTTTGTAACACTTCGTGTACTTTTCTTTGTAGATTCAAAGCAGTCAATGGTGTCATTAACTCGAATAACATCGCTCTTATATTAGAACCTATTTCAGGATGAAAAGGTCTTTCAAAGTGTGATGTATTAATTAAATTTCTTACACTTCTTTTAACAGCTTCAACGTCTGTTAACTTGTTTACATCATTAGTAACCGTATTACGACCAAAATCTAAATCTAAATCTTTATATTTAACTGTGGCTCTTTTACTATTGTTTAAAGAACCGGCATCGTAATTTGGCATAATCTTATATATTTATATCGTTTTTTTAACCACCGCAAAAAACATTAGGCGAACCTTGTGCAACTGAAGTACATCCTGAAATTTCATCACCTACACGACCTGCTCCTTTACCATTTATAAAAACAGTAGTAGAACCAATTGTTATTGGTGCAGTGTGAGAAGGACATATAGGAGCCGGCAATAAATGACTGGTATTTACATCACCTTGACGAGACCAAGCTATACCGTTTACAAATACATTAGGTGAACCTTCGGCTCTTGTCATTCCTGAACAATGACTTACATCAGCATCACCTATTCTTGTTGCTGCTGGCATTTATTTTCCTTTTATTTGTTTCCCTACTCATTAATTCTTTAAATTTTATATTCCAACTATCTATTTCCATATGTTGTTCTTCTGTATGTGGACCATCAGGTATTTGAGGCAAAAATTTAATTACGTTATCAAAAATTTGTGGTATTTTTTCAAATTCATCATATTTTTCTAATTTACCATTATTTAATATGATAAATTCGTGTGTCATTATCTTCCTTGGCCTCTATAAAATTTTTTCATAGATTTTTTTTTATGTTTATTTAATTTTTTAGTGTGTATGTTAGGCCTTTTTACTTTATTTTTTTTAAAAAATGTAGAAACTCCTGAAAAACTGACTCGTTTTGCCATAATTTAGTAATTATTTATAAAAAATCATTAGAATTATTGAAAAATGTGTATTTTTTTAGAAAAAACGCTTAAAATTTTTAAAATACTGTATAAGTTATTGATTTTACTTATATATTTCTTTAATTTTGTCTTATTTTTGACACA